TAACTTTTAACTGTTCCATCCGGCATAACAATTACAGATAAAAACACATAGAAGGTAATAGGTATCATTGTTCATCTTTCTCTGTCCACCCTTCAGCCCTCATAGCATCCTCTACGTGCTTCAAAGTAAACTTACGCCCATAATGGGCTTCAACAGCACTACGCACATAGAATACATCGCTATGTGGTATATGCAGTCGGTCTAATGTATTAGTACGGATAGCATTATAAAATGCATCAAGTACATTGTCTGTATATAGTTTTACAGATTTCTTTGCCAATGTCAAGCACTTTCTTTTATAAATTCACAGATACTACACTTATAGTGTTTCATTGAAGTGAAATTAACAAAGAAATTATAAATACACTTTAGTATTTCATTTAAGTGTTATTAACAATCTTAATTAATAGACATTTTAGTGTATCACTTATAGTGTAGTGTAGTTATACCAATTATAACATTCTTTGTCAAGCCCTGTCAACATCTTTTATGCAAAAAAATTTAAATTAGTCCATACACCCCTATGCTTGTTCTTGTGTATATTAACAGTTATTCCTGTGGTTAACACTTAATTTTCCTAATCTGTGTATTTCTGTGTACACGTAACGGGGGTACGGGGTGGTGGCCCCTGCCTAGCCCGTTGATTCGCAAAGAAAATGCCGCAAATCAGCCCAAAAATAAATAAAATTGCAGCAAATCAAATGCTTTTTCTTTTGTTTTCAATAAGATAGCAGATAAATGACAACTGTTTTCCTATCAGTTGGCAGTCATGCCGTATCGGTTGCAGTTGTAAATTGTAAAATCTTTACAAAATACACCTAGCGGTGCATTTACACGATAGCACCCACCCCACAAAAAAACATGCCTACTTATAATATACAAAAAAAAATTTTTCTGATTATCCTGTATCATATAAAATAATATCTAATAAAAACAATAACTTGTAAAATAATTTAAAATAAATGCAATTTTTATTTGTAACAAAATCAATGACTTACAATAACAATCCAATAATTACAATGACTTAACTTGCTTTTGCTTTTTCAGTACTGCTAACCCATTGATTTTATTAGGGTCACTTTGTGTAACTCATTGTTTTCATTGATAGTTTACTTTTGTTTTGTTATGGTATCTAATCTAATCATCGGAAGCGACAACCAGACCAAACGCAAGTTTCAACATGGCCGCCAAGATAAAACGCTAGATAACCCATAACCGCCAAGGCAACGTTGGGCTAGGCATACCAGACTAAGGCCAGCCTATAGGTCAATAGAATTAGGCTAGATGCTAACAAGGGTTTTGATAATTTTTCCCATTGTTAGATGAATAACTAAAAAATTATCGCTTGACTAACTAGACACTACGAATTAACGTAGTGAGACATTAACGAAACGGCGATAGGTGGATACCATGGCTAGGCAAAGATTAGGTAAGCGAGAGCGTGCCGCAATGCGAGAGTGCAATCAAATTGCAAACATTAGAACAAGTGGCATGATATACCGCGACTATTACGAATTGAGTTTTACCGCTAGGGTGTGTAAAAATCACAAGGGTAGTTATGCCAAATCAAAGCCTAGTCATGCTATCTATGACCAGTGCCAAAAAGCAAAGAGAGCATAAACAAAAACGATTGACAAAAAATTAGCCATATGGCTAGGATTATATAGGGCTTGTAGGTGGACACCTCGCTCATAAAATCTAAAGGTTGACAAGGTGCCTTTACGGGGTGTAATGTATACCCATAACGCAACCAACTATAGAGGTGATAAAATGCACGTAAAGAAAATTCTTACAACCAATGTCAAAAATATTAACCCCGCCTATGCTGGCAATGTGTTTTTCCAGCGTTCTGAACAGAACAGCAAAAACGGTCTAACACGTTACGGCAAGCCTATCGGGTCAATAGCTAATCACCAAAGCTATCTGTTACTTGGGCGTTGTCCTAAGACTGGTCGCTTTGTAAGCCCCAAGGCTGTAAGCGTTTGACATTGGCAGTGTAATGCGATACAGATTTAGTATTGCATTGCACCCCGTAAATGTACCAACTAACCATAGAGGTGAATTATGTCTGTAGAAAATATCTTGGCCATTTACAAAATGGCAACACCGGAAGAAAAGCGTGACGGTATCGTATGGTATGCCAACGCGCTATCTGAGTGCAATCGCATTGCAATAGATTTAGACATACCATTACATATCGTAACGGGTGTATGTGCGGCGCTATCGCCTAATAACAAATGGGATAGGAACGTTGTTAACGCACAGGATTTATGCCAAGCGTTTATCAATGGTGATGATATTGATAGCGTCAAGGTGTCTACATACCACACTATGAAACGCAAGGCATGGTCTATATTAGAAGCTATGCCTAACCATAGCGGTGTTATTGATATCTTGAATGGGCAAAAGATTGTCTCATTCTATCGCAACATTATGGGTGATGACACTTGCACGATAGACGGTCATGCGCGTAATATCGCATATGGTGAGCGTGTGGGCTTGACAGATGACAAGACAAACATTGGCGTAAAAGAATATCGCGAGTTACAAGCGGAATATGTGCAAGCGTGTAAGCGTACCCGTGTCAATGGACGTGCATTGAAAGCGTTTGAATTGCAAGCTATCACATGGGTGACATGGCGCAGAATACACAACATCACATAACAGAATAGTCGGGTGAGTATAAACACGGTTAAGCTGGCAAGCGACTATAAAATAAAAATGCCAGTGGGTTTAGCCAGCCCTCGCTAGAAATGGCTTAACAATTTTTAGAGGTGATAAAATGAATAATGAATTAGAAAATCTGCGGCAAGAATGCGGTCATCGGGTCAATTCAACCGCTGAATTGTATGCTATGCATAGAGGGATGTCATATTCAGCCCAAAAAGAATTTTCCGATTATGTAATGGAAAGGCAACACGTCTTTGCCGATTACATGCAACAGGCATGGCGTGATTTATATGAAAATTTTAGACAGGATGCAGGTTATGAATAGCGCAAACACACTAATTGAAAACCTATCTATCAATAGGCTTGTGCCTTACTATCTTATGAGTAGTTATTTATACTACAAAGAGGACAAGCAGGTATTGACTGATGATGAATATGACGCATTGTGTAAGCGTCTATTGAGTGAGTGGGACAACGTGCAACATATGCACAAACACCTAATCACGAAACAGGACTTGAAAGCTGGCACCGGATATGCTATCAAATATACCAACATGATAATGGGTGCCGCTAATAGGTGGTATGAATTAACAAAAGCTGAAAGGGTGTAATGATGGAAAATCTATTAAATTTTAGCGTAAAAGATGTCTATGGGACAGCCAGATTTTATCCACAAGACAGGCAAAGCAGGTGCATTGTGAATGAATTGATGCAACAAAAATGCCTGAACGCAACACAAGTTAAAAAGCTGAAAGTGGTGGGTGGTTTTGCCATTAACATTCTGAGAGACTGGGAGTTGGACTAATGAAAAAATTTGAAATGCTAGACTTGTTTCTGATTGCAATGCTAATGGTGGGCATATTTTTTGGACTTGCCATGCTATCGCTACATGGTGTAGGCTCTATGTCGTGGCTATCATGGACACTATTTGGCTGTAGTGCATGGTGCCTAGTCGTAGGCTGGGGCATTGTGGCATATAACCTAGAGAGAAAATAACATGGTGACAATTAGACCCATCAACCCTGTGGCTCGTATCATGGCACAGAACAGACGCAGGACCACAACACAAGTTGTGCCAAACAAGAAACAATATAACAGAAAAAAGGACAAAGAGAATGCGCGTAAAGACATCGAAATTTCGCAACAAAAAGGTGAATAAAAAACGTATGACAGATGCAGAGATAGAGCGTGCCAATGCCAAACATCAAAAGTTTACAATGCTTGATCGCTGGTTTGATCGTAGTGAGCCTGCCGAAGAAGCACTAGAAAAACACATGGGCAAACGGTTTGATCGTTATGATAGACGTGATGTCTTTTATAGATAAGTGTACAACGCCACTATGCATATACAATCAGATGCCGTGGGACAGTGTGTTCATTGGCGGTTATCTGGTTGTATCTGTAATCGGAATATGTTATATAATATATAAACTGTATAAGGATGGATGATATGACTGACAATTACGACAGCGGCTTTGATCTTGTGTTATCTAATGATGAACTAAATGCACTGATGGCCTACTACTATGACAACTGTTTGCCAGAATACCATGCCGACAAAGAAGATGACTTGTGGTATGGCATACAAATAGGTGACAGGATGTTTGATCTAAACGTATGGACTGATGATCTTACAGAGGAGATTAACTGCACAGTCTACGAGTGCGATTGGATAAACGACAACTGGCAGACTAACTGCCGCCATAGCTGGACACTTTGATAGAGGAGATTGCACATGAATAGATTTATTATCGACAAAGACCCAGAGGCAATAGCTAAGTCATTGTGTGACCAGCATATTTGCAAGATGCCACTAGAGGAAGCACAGATGCTCAACACTGCCGTGCGTATCCATGCGCCAGAGTTCGCAGAAGAGGCTGGCCTATACAAGATATCATATCAGAACCACCCATGTACCATATGGGTTAGAGAAAACAGCATGAATTATATGTTTGGTGTTCGTCTTATGAAGGCCATGAATGATGAATATATGTGGCGTTATCCTGTGCGGCGTGATGGTACAAAGAATACAGGCCATGCATCAATGCGACATTTTGATGCGCTAGTTGAGGCAGTAAAGTATATGCCAAACATACATAACTTTATGACACCACACCCGCAGTGCTTCAGTGGGCATGACCATTGCAAGACGGATGAAGACTGGCCTATTGTAGCATATCGTGCGTTTTATAAAGTTGACAAATCTAGCTTTGCTAGGTATAACCAAGGCCGTGATATGCCACAATGGATGAAAGGAGATGCAGCATGAATATAACACATGAAGAAAGACTTGAATTTCTAA